AGCTGATTCTGAGATAGAATCTTGAAACCTGTCATTAAGTATTTCTTCAACTTCAGCAACGCTGTCCGCATCAACTAAATATTGTTCATATACTTTTTTTATTTTTCCAGTGTTATCGTCCACTGTTTCAAACTTTACTTTTGCGATGTAATACATATGTTTATTTTTTATTTGTTACTTATTTTAGTGAGTGTGTAAACACTATTTTTAGTCTTAAATTTAAGACCTTCTTCATTATCAGTTATAATTTCTAGGACTGATGTCGTTTGCCATGTAAAATATCCACTAAACGGTGACATAAGCAGTGACAGCCCAATTGCTGGTTTATCGTGCTTAGCTTTAAATTTACCTTCTTCGCCAAATTCTAACCAGGTAATATCTTTTGATTTATTAATCAGCCCGTCGTGTTCACGAACTAATTCCCAATTAAACTCGTCCTCAAGCACGTTCTGTTCAACTGCTATTCTAGTTAAGTCGTCAACGGTAACTAGTGATACTGGTAATTTAATTTGATTTAGTTTGCTCATAACTTATTGATTTTTATGTGTTAGCGCCTCCTTTATTTTATAAAGTGCCTCTATTTCTTCTGAGTAGTTAATTTGAGAGAGGGATTGGAGTTCAGATATAAATCCTGAAAGAGTCTCAGTCAGTTTAGATATTGATTTTTTTGATTTGATAAAGTCGTCTAGATAATCAGACGAGTCTTTTGGTCCAATCAAAGCGTCAGCAGAAAAGAAATCTTTTAGATAATCATCTCCTAGTCTCTTATGATTTTCTATTAGTTCGCTAAGCGGAGGAAGTCTCTTCTTATGAAATGACATAGTGTTTAAGTTAAATTATTTAATATTTATACTTTATTTTTAGCTTAAGGTTTACCCAAATTTAGCAATTCCTTTATATTTTTTCTTGATGTCATCTATTTCTTTAATTGCAGAATCAAACTTATTCTTGATTTCAGCATCAACTGTAAAATCTAGGACAGTTCTGCAGTTAGGACAAACTGATATTGGATGTCTAAGGATAAAAGATAGGTCTATTCCTAGTGGAGTCTTACATGATGGACAGGGTAGAGGCATTATTTTTCTCCTTTATGTTCTATGCTTTGGATATATGTGTCAAGCAGTCGTGAAACCATTTCAGGTTTAGTGTCAGACTTAAACTTAATGGTGATCTTTGCCATTCCGCTGCCGTCTTCATTCTTTCCTGTGTCTACTTCTATACCTTTTATGTTGTGGAGATCCTCTTTCTTCTTTCTTCTAAATATACCTAAAAGCTCTCGCTTTAAATCAGAAGGTTTGTTTGTACCGACTATTAATCGTGCTGAGAATTCAATATCGAGTTCGTCTAAACCAATCGAAGAGTGATCGGCTAAAATGAATAGAGGAACCTCTAGGTCTTTACCTTTAACTTTGAAATTTACAAGTTTCGGAGTACCGTCTTGGTCAAAATAGTTAGTTAGGTTATCGATATGCTGTGTTTCAGCAATTCGTTTAGCTACCATGGCAGCCTCTAAGAGGCCGCCAACTAGCTCTTCTATGTTTAATTTTGCCATTTATATTGGACTTAAGGTGTTAGTGTTTATTATTTAGTAGGATCAACTGTTAATGGAATTAAAGATGGTTCTAACATTTGAGTTAAGTAATCAGATAATTTTAACATACCTTCAGTTGCAGGTAACTGTTCTGCATGAACTTTAACGTTATACTTAGCTGAATTATCGGTGCTACGTGTATTCTCTTTATGTGTAGCAACACTTCCAGACATAGACGCAGAGTACTTCATTCCCCAGAAGCCGCCGCTTACAGTTGCGCTAAATGAGCCAGAAGTATCTGTGCTTGACTTATCTACTTCTGATGTTTTTACTTCCATTGTAAATTCAATATCAGCTGATGTGATAGCTAATGAAGGAAGTGGAACCAATGGTAACATAGGAACCTTTGAATAAAGAGTCTCAAGAGATTGCTCTCCAGTTTCACCGTTAGTCATTACACGATTCATTTGAACGTCTAATGAACGAGCAGTAGTTACGTCCTTACCGTCTTTGTCTTTTCCTGTAACAAAAGCAACTTCGCTAATGTATTTCCAGGTGACTTCGTTTAATTTCGCTTGTCCTTTCGCCATTCCAACGATTGGGCTCACGATTAGGTCTTCGATTGGAAGTCCTACAAATTGTTGAGCAATGTTATCTGCCATAATAATGGGTTTTTTTATATAGTACTAATTTTCTTCAGAAAGTTTAGTATCTGCTGTTATTTATCTAGTTATAAGCGTATCTTTACACTTCCCGAGCGGCTCCATGGTTTACTTTGAAGACTGGAAAACGTAACGAGTGATTTCCATGCTGATCAGTCGTAGACTCAAAGTATTGAACAGTAATGGTTGCACCCATAATCTCTCCAATATTTCGATAATAGTGTCGACGTTGATCGATAGTAAAACCGCTTCCGACTTGAACCTGTGATCCTTTGTGTTCGATCGTTACTGCACTTAACATATCTTCCCCTACTTCTCTACCATTAACGATTACTCGTTGAGGTCCCATAATCACGCCAGTAACCACATATTCATCATCAAAAAACTCTTTGATTTTAAGCATGTGTTTAGATCGACCTGAAGAATAATTAGTATCCTTTCTAGCAATTAACCCTTCCCAGTTTGAATCTTTAGATTGAGCCTTTAATTCTTCAAGAGCATCTTCATCGTTAATTCTGACTTGAGGTAGCATCTCCAAAATAGTGGATGAGCCTAAGTCGCCCAATAGGTGTTCTCTACTGTCGAGTCGGGTAGAAAATAGCGGAGATGCATCGTCCCCTGCAAATTCACCAGCGAGTAATATATCAAAAATCTGGTATCTTGGGTTATCTATCGTATGATCCTTACGTTGTATCTGTTTCAGGATTCCCTGGAAGTCATCTGAGCCATCTTCATTCATGAGACATAGTTCACCATCTAAAACTAAGTCGGTGATCCCTAAACGTCTAATTTCCTCTGCTACTCGGCCTAGGGTTAGAAACTCTTTTCCATTACGTGAAAAGAATCTTACATCGTCGCCGTGAACAAAGCAGATACATCTAACTCCATCTAATTTTCTGGAGACAAACCATGTGCCGTCAAAAATATCAACACCTTTTACTTTAGCTGCATCATGCGCTAGTGCAACATCAAAGGTTGGAATAAATTTGGGATTGACTCGATTGATTAAGGTAACAGTAGCTCTAGTCTCAAGATTACGATCAATTATTTGATAAATAAGGTCAGACCACGCTTCGTAATCCTTAATAAAACGATTCATGGCTTCAATTGCCGCATGGCCAGTCATATGACGCTCATTGAAATCATCAAGCATCACGAAAAGGTCATCATATATTTCAGTAGGTGCAATAAGGTCTTCACGTTTTTTAAGATTCGCTGAAGTTACCCCAAAATTCCAGTATGGGTGATAGGTATAGAATAGGATCCTCTTAATGAAGTCATGATATTGGTATTTGATGAGAACTTCTACTTTATGATTGGTTGAATTAGACGAGTTCATCTCGTTTACAAACTCTCTAAGTTCCCTAAAATCTTCAGTGTGGTGCATGGTGTTTCCTTTTAGTTAGAATACTAAATTAAAAGGAAAGTTTACAGTGACCGTTGATATTTTTGTTGCACCAGCCGGCAGGAACCTCTACTGCAAATCGTGCAGGCTTTTTACTAGAATAGATCTTTTGTTCACGATCAGTCACGCCTTCTCCAGGCTCCATTGTTTCGTGGCCTAAATAGTTCATGGAAGAATCAAAAAAGATCACGTCTAAGGGAAACCTAACGTCTTTCATCCAGAAGCCGAGCGATTGATCAGTATCGTAAACAAACAGGATGCCTTGACCGTCTGTTGGTTCAGAATCAGCATTCATATAACCCTGTGCTTGACTTTCCGGTGTGCTTGCAACCTTAAGTTTTAAAGACGTTTCTCCAATCGTCACTTCGATCTCTACACCGTCTACATCATTCTTTCTACAGTACGATTCGAATAGTGGGATATTTACTCTATTTGAAAAGCGGTGGCTCATTTGGTTTATTTTTTAGAATGGTTTTTTCGTAGTTCCTGCAATTGTTGCTTGTGTTGGATTATATGCAAATTGTCTTGTTGTTGCCATATACTTTATAATAATTTTGGTTGATAATCAATTAAGTCTAGATCTTTGACCCAAATATATTCATTGTCACATTTATTTATTTCTCCTTCTGAAATAATCCAGTTATCATTTAAGTCTTGAATAGGATTAAAATAACTATCAATAGTGTATTGTTGTCCTACTAATAAATCC